CAAGGAAATGGTTACGCAGTTCTTGCTGCTGACTCACAGATTACAGAAGATAATCTTAGAACAATTAGTTTAGGCACACCCAAGATAGTTCAGGTTGGTTATGTTGCCATTGGAATTACCGGTGATACTAGAGCTGGTGATATTTTAACTTACAACTGGAAGCCACCAACATATAGAGGTGAAGATCCTGTCCAGTTTATGGGAAAGAAAATGATTCCATCTATTATCAATGCCTTCAATAAGAACACTTATGACTGGGCTAATGTGGATAAGAAAGATGGTGGCTTTGACTACCTAATATCTTTTGATTCTAATCTGTTTCATATTGCTTGTGATATGTCCTTTATACAGAATGAACTAAAGGTTTATGGTATTGGATCGGGTGGTCAGTTTGCTACTGGATATTTATACTCACTTGATTATCAGGGTATGACTGAGGATAAAGCAGTTGAGATAGCACAGAAAGCTGTTGAGATATCATCTCAGTTAGATATTAATACTTGCCCACCAATACAGATAGCAATACAGAAACGGAAGGGTAAGTAATGACTGATCCAAAGGAATTATTACTACAAGTATTACGAGATAAAGATGCTGGTAGGGCAAGGTCTAAGCAGACACAGGTAGGTCCATCAGAGTTAGGTGGTTGTCGCCGTAAGGTTTGGTATCGTCTTAACGATCAACCTGAAACTAATGATAATGAATTAAAGTTGTCAGCTATTATGGGTACTGCTATCCACGCTGAGATAGAGAAAGCAATATCAACTGCTGATCCAAAGGGTGAGAAGTATTGGGTTGAAACATCTGTTGAATACAACGGAATGAAAGCTCATATAGATTTATATATACCAGAAACTGGAGATGTGGTAGATTGGAAAACCGTTAAGGTTAAAAATCTATCTTACTTCCCATCGCTACAACAGCGTTGGCAAGTTCAGGTGTATGGCTACCTACTTGATAAGTCTGGCAAGGGGAAGCCTAAGACTGTCAATCTAGTAGCCATTGCCAGAGATGGTGATGAAAGAGATGTCAAGGTTCATTCAGAACCTTATGATCCGAAGTTAGCAGAGGATGCCTTGAATTGGTTATCTGCTATTAAAGAGAGCGCAGATGCACCAGGGCCAGAGCGCGATCAAAGTTACTGCAAGTTCTATTGCAAGTACTTTGATGAGTCGGGCGAGATGGGATGTACTGGTCTAAAAAAAGAACGTATCAAGGAGGATGAAGTCTTTATAGATAATCCTGAAGTGGATACATCTGCCTTGAAGTATTTACAATTAGATGCAAAGATAAAGGAACTGACTAACGAACGCGAGTCATTAAAAGCTGCGTTAGAAGGATTTACTGGTAATACTAATAGCGGTGTATCTATTTTGTGGAGCACTGTTAGTGGTAGAGAATCAGTAGATGCCGAAGAGGTTGAGAAACTTCTCGGTTTTGTACCAAAAAAACAAGGACAGGAATCAATACGATTAACTGTCAAACATACTGGAGGTAAGTAAATGGCTGCACCGGAAAGCACAAAGTTCCAAATCAACTACAAGTTAGGTGATGGAACTTTAGTAAATATTTATGCAACTAGTCAGGCTGAATTAGAGGCATCTCTAACTTCAATAGCTGACCTATCTACATTAGTAACATCAACTGGTACTGCACTAGGTGCAAGTACACAATCATCAGGTGGCGCAGTTGCCTATGCTAAGCAAGCACTAAGTGCTACTGCTACAAGCACAGATGCTGCTGCTCCTGATTGTAAGCACGGCAAAATGGCATTTCGTTCAGGCGTAGGACAGAAAGGTCCTTGGAAAGGCTGGATGTGTGCTGCACCTAAAGGTGCTGTAGACAAGTGTGAGACTGTCTGGATTAGATAAACTATGCGGGTTCCTTGGAAGTATGAGAACCCAGCTTGCGCTGAAGTGGGAGTGGAATTTTTTTATCCTGAAGTAGAGGATGGAGATAGAGTCCATAACCAACAAGCAATGAATGTTTGTAAAATATGTCCCCATTTAGCAGAGTGTGCTGAGTGGGGCATTAACAATGAACGCTTCGGTACTTGGGGTGGCATCCCCGCTTCAAGAAGAAGAAAGATCAGACAGGCTAGAGGAATAACCCTTCCTAGAGAGGAACACGTTGCTTAATATAGATAGAGCGTGGCGTGGTAGTAATACCAATGCAACACCACTACCTGATGTATGGAAAGATCTTGCTAAGAAGCAGATCAAATTCCGTAGAGGTCAGGTGTGTATGGTTGCCGCCGCACCTAATGCTGGTAAGAGTATGTTTGCTCTTATCTATGCAGTTAAAGCAAAGGTTCCAACTTTATTTTTCTCAGCCGATACTGATATAGCGACAGTGATGATGAGAGCAGCCTCTCACCTATCAGGACACAGTCAACTACTGGTGGAAGCAAACTTGAATGGTAACCGTCATTACTACGACAAGCACCTAGAGAATATGTCCAATATACAATTCGTCTTTGACTCATCACCATCACTAGATGATATTGAGTTAGAGATTAAGGCTTATGTTGAACTCTTTGGTGTTCCACCAGAGTTGATTGTTGTTGATAATCTGATGAATGTGGTGGCTGAATCTGATAATGAATGGGCAGGACTGCGAGCTATTATGGTGGACTTCCACGATATGGCTCGTAAGACAGAGGCTTGTGTGATGGTATTGCACCACGTCTCAGAGCAGAGTGAGTATGGTAAAGATAATAAACCACCTCACCGCAGGGCTATTCACGGTAAGGTATCTCAACTACCTGCACTAATACTTACCCTTAACTACAATCACGGTCCGCATAACAGCGAACTACAGGTGGCAGTAGTTAAGAATAGGTTTGGCCCACACACAGCAGATGGCTCAGATTATGTTAGTTTGTTTGTTAACTATGGTGTCTGTCAGATATCTGATTCTGATGCACTAGGTCAGATGTATAGAAGGGATAGCCTACTAAATGTCGGCCAAGTACAATAAACAAAAGGGTTCACAGTTTGAAGTTGATGTAATGAAATGGTTTAGGAAGATGGGCGCAGTAGCTGAACGCTTGCGTTTATCAGGAGCAGAGGATGAGGGAGATCTAGTAGTTATAGTTGCCGGTGAAACCTACATCTTTGAGTTAAAGAATACTAAGAAGTTAAACCTAAAGGAGTTTTGGGATGAAGCGCAAACAGAAGCTATTAATTACGCTAAGCATCGTGGCATTAATAAGCCTTTATCTTATGTACTATACAAAAGAAGAAACGCAGGAATAGAGAGAACTTGGGTAATCCAAGACCTAACGCAATGGCTAGAGGAGAAGAAATGACACCAGTACCAGAAGGAATAATAACTACAACAGATATACTGCAACCAGTACCAGAGGTAGTAGTGGAGGAAGAAGTAAAGGAGGAAGAATGATTTGTGATCTATGCAGGTCAGGTGGTGAACTGAATAAGATTGGTCAGTTCAAGCGAGCTTTAACTATGCACAAGAAATGCAAGGAGGATTGTGGATGTCAGCATCAGACTGGTCCAGGAGTAGGAAGTCGGGCAAAAGAAATGGCAGAACCGATGCGAACACAATTCCCATTGGCGTAATAGTTGCCCACTATGGCGGTGAGGTAAGAGAAGGCAGGGCTTGCTCCGTAAGATGTATCTTGCATAGCGACAGTAGAAGAAGTGCAGTAATTAATACGCAGGAGAATTTGTATTATTGTCATACCTGCGGTAAGGGTGGCAATGCAGTGAACATTATTAGTATCAAAGAGAATATGGAGTTTAAAGATGCTCTCGCCCGTGCAATTGAAATCATCACTGGAAGCGGCGGTACAGTACAACAAGGATCTAAGCGAAGAAGCGGTAGCGTTTCTCGCAGGTCGTGGGATCTCTAAAGAGATAGCTGATAAGTTCCTATTAGGTTATATAAAAGAACCTGCTGCAACCCACGAGAACTATCAGGGCTGGCTATCCATACCTTATATAACTGTGCTTGGACACTGCGTTGGATTTAAGTTTAGAAGATTAGATGATGGCAAGCCTAAGTATGGAGCACCACTTGGTCAGAAGGGTCATCTCTATAATGTTAGCGACATCATTGTTACCAGTGAATACATAGCAGTTTGTGAAGGTGAGCTAGACACAATCATTTGTTCAGCAGTACTAGGTGTACCAGCAGTTGGAGTTCCTGGTGTTGCTGCTTGGAAGCCACACTTTACTAAGATGTTTACCGGTTATGGAAAGATTTATATTGTTGGTGATAATGATATTAAAGAGGATGGTTCTAATCCTGGGGCAGAGTTTTCAAGGAGAGTGGCTCAGGAGGTTATGAACTCTTCAATCGTGTCGCTTCCTGCTGGACTAGACCTTAATGATCTATACTTAGCAAAAGGTATAGAAGAGACAAAGCGGACAATTGGAGTGCCTAATGTATGAAGAACTCGGAGTTGATGGAGTTAGCCGTTTGGTTGACGGAATTGGGGTTGGTAGTGGTTTTGATAGATTACGAAACTGGGACACTCCAAGTAAAGCCGAGGCCGATAAAAGATTAGATGCTGATTTTGTTGCCAATATGTGGGCTGTTATGGATGCGGCAGGTAACTTACTTATCAGTAAGCACCACGATTACGGTCCATTAAATATAGCAAGATCTCCTGGTGGTCCTATCAACGGACTAAGAGTGCGTATGTGGGACAAGATTGCTCGCATTAATAACCTAGTAGACAGTCAAGTTAAACCAAGTAATGAATCATTACGAGATTCTTTTGTTGACCTACTTAACTACTCAGCTATTGCGCTGATGGTATTAGATGGCAACTGGCCTGAAGTGCAGACACTGGATTGTGAATGACAACAGAACCAATACGCCAAGTATGGCAGGATGGTAGACGAGAACAGTTAGTCGCTGACTACCTTGCTACTGCTAATGGTTGGGAGTTCTACAAAACTCCTCGCTATTACTTTGTAGATTACCTAGTCAATAAGTTAAAAGCTAATGGCTATGCTAATTACATTGGTGGAGTAGAAGTAAAGTGGATGAAGTCTCATTCCGGTACTGAGGTTAAGTTTCCTTATCAAAAACTACAGCGTATGTGGCTGACTGAACCATTAGATGATAACCCTGATGCTTACAATAGAATTGTTATTAGATATACAGATGCACTACTAGTTATCCCCGCTAGTTTACTTCGTAATATACCTCCGACTTATGGATTAACACGGGCAGATACACAAGAGCACGATTTCAATGTCCACTTTATTGCCACTGAAGACTTCGCTGATTATTTAGAACCGATTGTAATAAACGAATGACACCAGAGCTACACCCAACTCTATACGAGTTAGTTCCTTCAGTTACTTACACTATTGTTAGTAAGTTTAAGGGCTGGGTTGATACTGAAGATGTAAGGCAAGAGTGTTATCTCTGGGCTGTTGGTCGCGGTCAACAATTTACTGATCTACTTAATGAACCTAACCCTGAAAAGCGTGAGCGGAATGAAAAGCGTATTGCATTTCAGATGCGTAGAGTTGCAGAAAGATATGCCCGTAAAGAGAAGGCTCGTAAGGCTGGATACAAAGTAGGAGATGAAGCCTTCTACGATACAACAATTATTGCCCAACTAATTCCTTTTGTTATTGCATCTATTGTTAATGGCACAGTGCTTGAGCAAGCACAAGAGATGATCAACGATGGCACACCTCGCAAGCAGTCAACTCCTGCTGAGGGTGGCAACCTATTAGCTATCCTAATTGATATTAAGAAACAATACTTAAAGTTAGAGCAAGAAGATAAGACCATATTGCAGATGAGATACCACGATAACTTTACCTTACAACAGATAGGCCAGTACTTAGAGTGTGCTACCTCTACTGCTGATCGCCGGTCTACCGCAGCTTTGCGTAGATTACAAAGCAAACTAGGTGGTGAGACACCTTGGGC